AGGAAAAATAAAGGAATTTATAAAAGAAGAGCCAAAAACAAAAAAAGCAAAGGGAGTTGAAGCAATTTATAAATGTATAATGAATAATACTAAAGAAAAAGCATATGAAGCAGTAAGAAAGATAAAAAATGATGTAGAAGATATAACAAATAATAAAACAATAACAGATATGCTTGTATTTTTAAATAGAGATGAAGTAATGTCATGGCAAGCACCTGTAGTATGGTATGTAATGCCAGATGAGAAAGATGTAAAGACTTATAGAAGTCATTTGAGTCCTCCACAATTAGGAATATATGATTATTTTGTGTATATCGAAGACCCAAAAGATAGCCCAAAAACAAAAGAATTCAAATCAAATTTTAAGAAAAAATACCTAGAGTTCATAAGAGATGTATTTAAGATATGCTTACCAAATGAATACAAAAATTATGATCCGATGGATGTATGGAATGTAGAATGTCAATTATTAGATGCGATGGGATGTATAAAGGTAAAAAAGGAAGACCCAAATTACTATAATGTATTAACTAAGAAACAAGTAGAAGAAGAATATGGATTAGATTGGACGGAATTTTGTATAAAATCAGGATATAAAAAAGATAAAATTCCTAATAAAATAATCATATCAAGTTTAAATTCATTAAAATGTATAATGGCATTAATGAAAGAAAAATGGACAAGTAAAGAATGGAAAACATGGTATTTATTTATTAATTACAAACAATTAATACGATTTGAATGGGATTGGAATGAAGTATATTTTAATTTTTATGGAAAATTTGTGGCAGGTCAACCAGTAAGATTTCCAAAAGAATTATACCCAATATTCATGTTATCAGTGACTTATAATACATTATTAACAGAATTATATGTGAAGGAGAATTTCAATCCGATCAATACGGCTTATGTATACAACATAGTAAGTGATTTGAAAGAAGTATTTATAAGAAAATTAAAAAGAAATACATGGCTATCAGATACAACAAGAAGAGCAGCAATAAATAAACTAAAAAAATTGGAAGTAGTAATAGGAACACCAGATTCAAAAACAGCTGAAACAAAACATCAATCTTTACAACCGGATCCATTATTGGATTATGTAGATGACAATCCATATCACAATTTAATGATATTATCAAATTGGAAAAGAAAGAGATTTATAGAATTGGAGGGAAAAAGTGTAATAGATATACCAGAAGTGGATTGGAATGAGTTTAAATTAGTAGGAACACAAGCATATATGGTAAATGCATATTATAGACCAACAAGTAATTCTATTTATGTGCCATTAGCTTATTTACAGAAACCATTTTTAGATTTAGAGAATTATGGGATAGAATATAATTTAGCATATATGGGTTATACATTAGGACATGAGTTAAGTCATAGTTTAGATGATATGGGAAGTAATTTCGATGAAAATGGAAATTTAAATAATTGGTGGACAGATGAAGATAGAAAGAAGTATCAAAAGAAGATAGATAATGTAGTAAAGCAGTATGAAGAGGTAGCGGCGAAAGATGGAATAAAATTTGATGCAACAGTAGGAGTAGGAGAAGATTTAGCAGATATATCAGGTTTAGCATTAGCAGAAGAATATTTATTTATTCATCAATTAATTAATAATCAAATACCTTTAGTAAAAGATTTATCATTAAAACAGTTTTATATATTTAGTGCAATTCAATCAAGACAGAAGATATTTGATAAAGCCATACCAGCACAATTAAAACAAAATCCTCATCCTTTAGAAAAATATAGATGTAATTGTCCATTATCGCGTTTACAAATCTTTAGGGAATTATATGAAGTAAAAGAAGGGGATGGAATGTGGTGGGAAAATAGTGATACAATATGGTAGTTTAGGAAAAAAATAAAAATATAATTTTAGTGAGTTTATATTTTTTTGTTTCCAATATATATAATGGCTAAGTCAATGAAAAGATCCGCTTCCAGGGGAAGAGCTGCTAAAAGATCAAGATCCAGAAGAAGATCCGCTTCTGCTTCATCTGGTAAAGCAAGAAGTTTAAAGAAGGCTGCAGCAATGGGAGCTGCAAGAGCTTCCAAGAGAGCTGCTGCCGCTGCTAAGGCTGCATCCAAAGCAGCATCCAGAGCTGCTGGTGCCGCTCGCGGTGCATCTGCCGCCAAGGCTGCTGGTGCTGCTGCTGCTGCTGCTAAGGCTGCCGGAAAAGCTGCTGCTGCTGCTCGTGGTGCCGGTGCTGCTGCTGGTGCTGCCGCCGGTGCTGCTCGTGCTTCAGCATAAATAAAAAATAATAAATAAATAATATAATTGTTTAAAAGATAAGTAATAAATTATATTATTTAAGTATGGATTTAAGTATGGATTTAAGTATGAATTTATATACAAATTGGGAGGGATATAGATTATCTGATATGTTAAATGTTCCTATGGTAAGATATGGTAAAAGCATAAACACAAAATATAAGAATGAATATGAAAGATATTTATATGAATATCCAAAGTCGATAGTAAGTATATATATATCAAAATTAAATATAGAAAACTGTACACATGAAGGAACAGATTTAAATTTATTAGATAAAGTAATTGAAAAATATGAATATAAAGTAGATATAGAAAATGAAATATATATACATTTGCGTCTAGGAGATGTAGTATTAGCAGATAATGATATAAGATTTAAAAGAAAATTATCACCAAGAGAAATTTGTATAAATGGGTTATTATTGAAATATGGAAATAAAGAAATGTATTATTTTTTTCCTTGGAGTCATTATAATGAGAAATTAAAAGATTTAATAAAAAAAGGAGCACCTAAAAAAATAAAGATAGTAGGTGGATGTCATCGTAAAAATAAAGGAATAGAGGAGTCAATGGAAATCTTAAGATTGTATAAAAATCAATTAGAAAAATATGGTTTTGAAGTTGAATTAAAAATAGGAGGAAATCCAGATGAAGATTTTATAATATTATCAAATGCTAAATATTTTATTGAAGGGGGAGGAGGATATGGGGAATTAATAAAAAATTATAGACTTTTTAAAAAATTAGATTTTAAATAATATTCTTAGAAATAAAATAGTTATTAATAAAATAATTTGACAAATATACATGTTTTTAATTTTGTTCGAGGACCAGTAATTTAAATTACAACAAATATAATAAGGTCCAAACCATTCATTATTTTGCCATAAATATCTCTCTAGTTTAGTTAAAATACATCCTCTAAATATATAATTAGAGATGAGTATTATAATCCATATAAACAATGTGAAATAAAATAAATTAGAAATAGGATGAAAAAAAAGTATATAAATGCTTACTAATTGAAATAATAAATGAAAAATAAATAGTATAAATCCATTTAATTTATTATTATTTGAAATAAATTTTAATTTTTGTTCAACAAATAATAATAAATTCTTATTTTGTTCTTTATTTATTTGATACATTTGTCAAATATATATATTTATTTTTGCTCATTTTTCTTTAAACAGGAAAATAAACATTGCACTAATGTAATTGCATGTTTTTCTGCTTTATTAATATCGATTTTACCTTTTGAAGCATCAACTACTAGATCGATAATATGATCAATATCATTTTCCAAAAATGTTATTAAATCAGTTTTATGTGGAACTATGATAGATTCTAATTTAATTACTTGTATTAAGGCCTCTTTAACAACAAGTTTTTGATCTGTGCCCTTTACCATTGTCTTTTCAATGGTTTCCATACCAATAACTAATAACTTCATTAAAAGTTGTTTATCTACTTGCCTATCTCCGATTTCATTAATAATTTTTTCCTTAAGTAAATTTAACGCCTCTTGTTTGACTACATCAATAAGGTTAATTTGCTCGCATGATGTAATTAAGACTTCGGTAGTAGCATTAGAATCAATCGAATTAGAATCCATTATAATATATTTTTATATAAGTTTTTTAAGTATTAATCTAATAAATAAGATAATGATAAGAAAAATGCATATAAAATAATACAAGTTAGTATATTAAGTTGTATTACACCTTTGCACATTCTAAATACCGACCTTTAATGTGAATGTGCTTACTTTGCTATACCCAAGAAATCGCCAAAGGCAAATTCAGGGTTATATTTAAAAGTGTAAAGATGTAAAAAATAAATTTGAATAGTAAGAAATAAACTATAGATATAAAATAGATGTAATATAATTTTTAAAAAAATCAATGCATTGAGTATCATTTTTCATCCTTTTATAAAAACTAAAAGACGGATTTTCCATAGGAAGAACAAATTCTATCGAATCTCCCAAAGAATTAATTTTAATTTCCTCTAATTGTTGAAATTGTTTTCTCATTAAAATTTCATTATTTTCTAATTTTAAAAAATACCATCCTTTTTCTTTTAATGGCAACAAAATATTTTTAAATTCATTATAAAAAGCATCATTCATTATTTTTTATAGGCTTATGATATATTGTAGTGAAAACTTTAAATAATTTTATTGATTATATTAGTTATAAAGTAATATAATAAATATCACCCGACGCAGGACTCGAACCTGCAACCTCCAGATTAGAAGTCTGATGCTCTATCCAATTGAGCCAGACGGGCCAAAAAATAAAATATGAAATTTTATGGCTCGTTAAATATTATGTTGATATTTATCTTTTAAAAAAAATGTATAAATGAGAATAATAATTATAGTGCCTAATATAATTCCAATAGCATCTAATAATGGATGTTCTATTGTTTTATATTGTGAATTTATAGATTCTGCTACCAATGTAGCTATAAAAATAGAAATAGCTGCCGAAAAGCCACCAGTAGTTAATTCTGCCATAGCTAAATCAAAATTAAATTGTTGTCTTAATGTTTTTTGTAAGGTTTCTTCACCTATTAAAAAAACTGTTGCATCTATAATACCAAATATAATTGTAGAAATCAATGATATGAATAAGATATGATAATTAAGCATTATATATTAAGTTTTTAATTAAATTTATCATAAATCTCTCTGAGCAGGTTTCGAACCTGCGACCTTCCGATTAACAGTCGGATGCTCTAACCAACTGAGCTATCAGAGAATATACTTCCTACTTGCATACTACATATTAAATATTAAATAATATAATTTATTATAATTTTAGTTTAAATTGCTGTATGTAGTATATTTATTTAAATATTGTAAATAAATTACTGTATATAGGAAAAAATATCGGGACCTAGTTTCGATCTAGGGACCTTTAGGTTATGAGCCTAACGCGCTACCTCTGCGCCATCCCGATTTTATAAGTGTCTTAAGCCCCCCTTCTCCCCTTATCTCGCTTAAGACTGTGGAACACCGTTGTAGGGGTAATGTTCCTCCATTTCCTCTTTTATGCCTTAAGCCCCACACCTCGCTTAAGACTGTGAAACACCTATCCATTATTCATCTCAAAACTTATACAATGCTCAGAGGTTTAATTTTGATAAATAATTTATACTTAACCTATAAAGGTATAAGAATATGTTCCTCCATTTCCTCTTTGGGAGTTCTTTAAAGGCCTCCTCCCATTCCTTATTGTCACTCGATCAGGGGCTCGAACCCTGGACCACACGCTCACTTTCAGCCACTTGGTAAAAGGCGTGCGCTCTACCTACTGAGCTAACCGAGTTAATCAGCTCCTACCCGGATTCGAACCGGGGTTTCAGGATTCAAAGTCCTGAGTGATAACCACTACACTATAAGAGCATCTACTTCCTACCTGCTGTCTACATTTTTAAATTATGAATTAAATTAAAAAAGTTGCTGTATGTAGACATCATTATAAAATATATTAAAAATATTTTAATCATAATTATTGATAATTGCTGTATGTAGGATTGTATGTTGTTTTTAATATAAAGCCGTTTATGCTCAGAGTGGGGTTCGAACCCACGCATCCGAAGATAGCAGATCTTAAGTCTGCCGCCTTAGACCACTCGGCCATCTGAGCCTAAAATATTGTTTAATGGAACAATATGGAAATCCATTTGTTCAGGTGCGGGCTCGAACCGCAGACCTTCGGCTCATAAGACCGATGCTCTAACCAACTGAGCTACATGAACCAACCTTGCTCTGTTTGTCACGAGCCTTCGCAACAAATAGAGCAAGGCCTATTAATAAAAAAATAGGTTAGTAAAAAATAGATAAAAAAATATGTTATAAACTAAACTTACCTTATATTACCTTATATTTTATATTATATTATATTTAATAATTAAAAAATAAACGAATAAAAAATACGACCCGTTACTAAGTGCAGATTAAATATTTAATTAAGAAAGAATTGCTGTATGCACTAATACCCCCCCATTACAATGTAGAATAATGTGAAATCTTTAAGTAGTATTATTTAATATAAAATTAAGTATTAAATATCTTTGTAAAATATATATGTCTATTCAAGAATCCCCATTATTTACAACATTCTTATACTTTATTTTAGTTGTAAAAATTTTATTTTTAATATCAATGATTTTTTCAGTTTACGCATCACATAAAGGCACACAATCACAAGCAGATAAATATGAAAAGTTTCAAAATAAAATGGAACATTTATTTATAATTTCTATGGGTATTTTAATGATGATTTTATTTTTTCCACATACTAAAGGAGAAGTATGTGTAGATGGTCACACTAAATTATTTTTATATATATTTGGAATGTTATCAATATTAAGTATTATTAAAATTTTTAGAAAAGAACATTCTTCTCAGAAAAAAGTTGAAGTGTCATTTACTAAATCTGGTGTCAATGCACAAAAGTAAATTTTTCAAATAATTTCCAAAAAAATGGATTAAGTTTCTAAAAAAATTGAAGTGTATTTTTTCTAATACAGGTATTTTATTAACAAATCAATTTTCCATAGAAAATGGAATTCAAAAAATTTTTAGAACACAGCAAATTGGGTTATAAGCAATACCAAGAAGATGGGGTAAGATGGATAACTGAAAGAGAAAAGGGGGAAAAATTTTGCAAAGGAGGAATCATAGCTGATGAGATGGGTCTTGGGAAAACAATAATGATGATTGGAAATTTGATTCAAAACTTTTGTATGCCTAACTTAATCGTTCTTCCCGTTGTTCTAGTAGAGCAATGGAAAGAACAATTTATTAAAACCACCGGACATATACCGTTTGTTTACCATGGAACGAACACCAAAATCTTCACAGCAAGTAGGATGCAACATATTCCAATCATTTTGACAACTTACGGAACATTATTGTCTGATTACAAAAAAAATAAAAATCTATTTGGGGTGGAGTGGAAACGAATCATCTTTGATGAAGCTCATCACCTTCGAAACCGTCAAACAAAGGTAACGAAAGTCGTGCGTGAATTAAAATCAGAAATCACCTGGCTAATCACAGGAACTCCCATCCAAAATCACATTAACGACTTATATTCTTTGTTTGAAATTTTAAAAATTGACAAAAAAGAATTCACCAAATCAGAGATACTAAGAGAACTAGTAGATACCATAGTCCTTAAGAGAACCAAGTCTCAAGTTGGTATTAATTTACCAGATCTAGCAGAGACTCGAATTGAAACAGAATGGACGAACCAAGAAGAAAAATTGTTGACGGAAGATGTGCATGAGAATATTCAGAGCGACAAAAAGATGATGTTGGCAATGATGTTATATGAGAGAATGATGTGTGTATTACCAGAAACAGTAGTGCCTAGCATCAAAAAAATCCAGAAACTAGGTTTAATAAGAAATCAAAACTTCGAAGGAACGAAGGGACATAGCAAGATGGATTCAGTAATCCAGAAGATATTAGAGAGAAAAGAGAACGGAAATAAAAAAATAATATTCTCTAATTTCCATGGAGAAATAGATTACCTGAAGACTAGACTTACTAATGAAGGACTATTAGTAGAATATATCGATGGTCGAGTAAGTAAGCGTCAAAGAAAAGCAATACTGGGAAATATAGTAGATGTCCTCATTATTCAAATCAAAACTGGAAGTGAGGGTTTAAACCTACAAAATTACAACGAGGTATACTTTGTGACACCAGATTGGAATCCACAGACAGAACAACAAGCCATAGCAAGATGTCATAGAATAGGTCAAACAAAAAAAGTAGAAGTGTATAGATTTGTAATGTTGCCTTATCATGAAGAGGGAAGTAACATAGAAATGTATTCAGAGCAAGTACAGATTCAGAAGAGAGAAATAGAGAAAAAAATAAGTAGTTGTTAGTTATAATTTATTATAGTGTAATTAAAATAAAAAATAAAAATAAATTTTTTATTTACATTGTAAAATACTTAAAAAGAAAAAAATAAAGAATATAATATTCTGTTATTTTCTCTCGGTTTAGCTCAGAGGTAGAGCATTCGACTGTAGTGGTTAAACTTATTGTTATCGAAATGTCACTGGTTCGATTCCGGTAACCGAGAATAATATTAAAATAAATTTAATATTATTCCTATAATGTGCATTGTGTTAAATAAGATTCAAAAAAATGATTACAAGAATATTCGGTTTGCATACATTCTTTAATTTGTTGTTTTAACAATTCGCATTTATTTATTTCTATATTTTCTCTCTTTAAAAGAGCAAAATTAACAGGATTTTTTGCTAATGAACTATCAATATCAATACCAATATCAATACCTTGTGAAAGTGGTCCTAATACAGAAGGTGAGTTATACAAAGTAGATAAGCCGAGAGGTATTTTGTAAGGATATTGAATGATAATTTTATCTAAATCTAACTTAAAATAATGCAGATTATTTTGTTTTGTTTTTTTCTCCATCATAAAATTTACAATGAAAAGTTTTTAAATATAAATTTGTAATAAATTTAAACCATTAAATCTCCCATTAATTCATCATCATCATCATCAAAATTTTTACCAATCCACTTTTTACTTTTATTAATTTTATCGATTCCTTGCAATTTTTTAACATTTTTGCTTGAACTTTCATAAATATGATTAATAAAACTATTTTCAACCCAACTACTATCATGAAATAATTTAATAATACAAGGACAAATATGATAAAAACAACCGAATGATTTTTTTAATTCACCTAGTTTCAATTCATCTTCCAAAATAGCATCAATTTCAATATAAGAGACAGATAAAGCTACAAAGGATTCATATATAGTATTTTTTTTTTCAGCACATTTTAACTTAACCTTATTAAATTTTTCAATTTGTTCTTCTACCATAATTTTAGATTTATTATTAAGTTTTCCAGTAGCAAGAATATCTGAACAATAGTTAACCCAAGACCTATATTGTCTTAAATTATTTCTACAAATCCATAATTTAATTGTTAAAATAACTTTATAATCCTCAATCATTTTAATAAGAGAGAAAACATTAATATTATATGCTTTGGGATATCTATTTCTTATTGTCCTAGGAACTTCAAATTTATTAGTTTCTTTGATTTCCTTTATTTTTTTTTGTACATCATCGATTTCTTCTAATATTTTAATCATTAATTTTTGTTGTTGTGCTGTATCTTCATTATTTAATTCTATAGTTCCTTCATCTAAAACCTTATTGCGCAGAACTTTAAAATCATTCATAAATTTTTTAATTTTATCTTTCCCCTCTATTCTTGCTTGTTTGAATTCTTCATTTGAATGCGCTAATTCCTTTTCTATTCTGTCTCTTTCCACACCAATTTTAGTCCGTAAAGTATTAATTTCTCCTTGTCTTGTATTAAAAGTATCAATATTAATACTATTTTTATTATTTAATAATAAATCCGATTCACTTTGAAATTCATTTATTTTTTCTTGAATATCATTTAATTCAATTTCAAGCTCTTTTTTTTCTTTTTTATAATTTTCTTTTAAAATTTCCAAATCTTTTAAATTTTTCTCTTGCTGTTCTTTAATCATATTTCTTACTTGCTGTTTTTTTTCTAATGTTCGCTTATTTTCTCTTTCAGATCTAGTATAAGAATTAAATGCAGCTTGACTAAACAATAAAGATTTTCCTGAAAAAAACATAATATGACTTTGTAGTTTATCATATTGATGTGCTGAAATTTTATGTGCTTCCGAAGCTGCATCCAATTTCAAATAATTAATAACTGATAATAAAAAAGCACTAAAAGCGGTAATACATGATATAATTAATTGAGCATGTGGAACCATTTCATCTGCACCACTAATTACTGAAGCACCAGCACTAATTATTATTGTTGGAATCATCAAACAGTTTAACCATGTAGAAGTATAATAACTAGATTCTGTATATATACTTTTCTGGCTATTAAGATAACTACTAATTATATCCAAATGGGTTGAACATAGCGAAACTAAATTAGAAGAAAAAGTTTCATTAATAAATTTTTTAATATAATCAATATCATGCCAATCAATCTCAATTTTAGATAATATTCCTATCAATTCTGTTTTCGTTATATTAGGATTAATATTATTAATTAATTCTTTATTTGTTTGTATTTTAATTACATTATCATTTTCAGTAAATTTTGATTCATTACTATTTGAATCTTCATCTCCTGAGATTGTTTCATTTCCACTAATTTTAATTACAGATAGCTTATTATTATTTGTTTTATATATTTCTGCCACTTCATTCTCATTTATTAATTGTTGTAAATATGTTTTAATATTATTACATTCATCTCCACTATCACTATCAGAACCATTATAAGTTCTGAATTCTTTCATAACACCATCAATATTTGGATCAATTATTCGGTGCATTGAAACACCATTTTTTGCCATAAATTTTGAATCTGAACTAACATATTTATTTATGTTATCTCTCTTATTATTTAAATCATTCTGTTGTCCGAAAAAATCTTCTTTATCCAAATTTTGACATATTTTCATATTTGTTTTAGAATCATTTAAATTATCAAATAACCCCGCTTCATTTTCCAAAACACTTTTATCTGTTTTGTTTATTTTAAAATCAGTATTCGTGTTTGTTTGTTGTTTAGTTGTATTTTCTGTAAGTGTTTTATGATCAATTTCAAGTTGTAAATTGTTATAAATATTATCCGTTTTTTTTGTTGTACTGTCTGGTCTTCTAATTAAATTTAATTTTACATTATATTCTCTTTTGCCATCATCATAGTCAATTATAAATGATAAACCTCTATTTTGGTCAATTTTAGAAATTTTTCCAGGAAGCCATTTTCCTTTTCCTTTCCAATTAACTTCTACTTTATCACCAAATTTAAATTCATCATCTATATCAATCGATAAATTATTTGAAATATCAGTGCTCATATTAGAAGAAATATATTATTTTTTTCCATATTTAATGTATAGTGATGGTTTATACTCGCAAAAATAAAAAAGGACAACCAACTAAGGGATGGTCTAAATTAAGCCCTGGTACTCATGCCAGAACTGTAATGTTAAAAAAATGCGGAAAAAAATGTTTTTTGGGACCTAAAAAAAGTTTTCCAATTTGTAATAAAGGTACATGTAAAATAAACCCAAAAGGAGTATATTCTGCTTATATTAGGGCACGAGAATGGGGGAAGCCTAGAGCCACTTATAAAACTTCCAAACCTAGACATTTAAGAAAAACTTACAAAAATATTCAAAATAAAGCAAAAAGAATTTTAAAAAAATATGGATATGAAAATGTAGGTCATCGTTAATTACAAAGTAGCATATTTACATTTTAAAAAATGAAAATAAAATTGAAGTAAAATAAAAAATCAATGTATATTAATAATTATGAATAATACTGTTATGAATAGTAAAAGCGAAAATTTAATGTTAGATGATATTGTAGATACCGTTAGGATTTGTCAGAAAAAAATGTTGCGGAAAGACGAAACAAATATTAATAAGGAAGATACAAATATGGATATCTTTCTTATTAATAAGGAAGATATAAATATTGATAAGTATAAAGATCCAAATGTACTTGATTTTAAGAATATTGAAAGTTTATTAATTATGAACAATACATATGATAAAGATACAAAGAGATATAATGATATAGAAATATTATTGAGCAAATCTGATAAAAATCCATATAGGATACATGCTAGCCTCTCACAACACAAGGCGTACCATGCTAGAATAGCAATAATAGAGTTTTTTAAGAATAATTTGCGAATAACATGGATAGGAAATTCTTCAGGAGATATGAGAGGTCATTACTTATATAGAGGAAAAGATGGAAATTTATATAATGTTCATGAATTTTGGGGAGAAATCAAAGATGTATTTTATTTCACAGAAGGCGATTTAGATTGGGCATTCGAAGAAAATCCAGAAGGAAAGCCAAATTGGAAAATGCCAGATAAAGTAAAAAGAGAAATAGCTAGAATGAATGGAATAAACTATGACACAGAGGATACGCCTTTATTAGTAGATGATGAAAAGAATTAAGTAAGTTGTAAGAATATGTTATAAATATAAAAAATAACTAGTAAATAGGATATAATAAATAAAAAATGTATTATTTTTTTTTATTTTACGAGAAACGCTTTTATACATATATTTCTAGTACAATGAATTATATATTTAAAAAAAATATATAATTATTTATTGATTTTGGGAAGAACCAAGCATCATACCTTTATGGTCAGAACCATGTGTGGTATTTCCTCCAGGATGAGCATGGGAAGTATTACCTCCTGCTCTGGCATGAGTAGTGTTACCACCTGTCATTCTTTTGGTATTTCTATTTTTACGACAGAAAGATCTCTTTTTTCCAGAACTGTATTTACATCCAGAAGTACCTCTGCAAGCAGCAGGTCCTTTTCCGCGGCAATGTGATCTGCGAACGCGTCTAGCATAAGATCTCTTACGAGATAAACTTCTTCTTTTAGCTCCACGTGTATAGGCCATTATATATATATATCAAATAGATTATAATATTATTGCTAAATTATAGACCAGTAGAACCAAACCCACCTTCATTTCTTTCAGTGAAACCAAGTTCATCTTTAGAATCAACAACAACAATCTGAAAAGGCTCTAAAGTAGGATGGCAAATTTGAAAATAACGATTTAATTTTTCTAGTTTAAATTCCTCACCTCCGATTTTATCGACTACTGCAGTAATAACACCTCTATATCCTCTGTCAATAATGCCTACTGAGTTAGATAAACGCAAAGGTGTTTTAATAATACTAGAGCGTGGATATAAACAATATGCTTGAGGAGTGCCATCAGGTCTATACATAGAACAATGAACATTAAGAGGTAACTTAACACTAATAGCAGAATCAGTAATAATTTTATGTTCAGGCATTCCTAAATCAAACCCGGAATCTGCATATTTCCCAGGAGCTTTGTTATTATGCTCTTCAGCACGGTTAATATAAAATTGTTTAAGTTCTACATTATCATTAGGAACATAAATAAAAAGAGTAAGCATAGAACAATTACGCATTTATAAATAATTGATAAAGTAAGCTTTATATGGATTTAATAAAAATAAAATTGAAGAAGATTTTAATAAAATAACTATTCCATAAAAGAGTAGATATTCTTGATATTTAAAATGTCGAATTCATGTAATAGCCGTCATGAGCGTTTTGCCCGATTTGCCCTAGAAGAGGCAAATAAATCTAATATGACACATCATCAACATGGATGTATAGCAGTATTGGGAGGACAAATAATTGCTCGTGGATATAATTCTGATAGAACACAATCTTCAGATGGATTTCTAAGGAATGCATGTAGTTGTCATGCTGAAATAGATGTGATGAGAAAGTTGGAAAAGAGGATAAATAAGAAGTCGTCGTCGTTCTCTACACAGAGGAGAAGGTCGTGCTTTTTATGGAAAGATAACCCTTTATGTCGTAAGAAAAAACGCGAATCAGATTGGGTATAAAGATTCAGCTCCATGTAAGAGATGTGGAGAGTTTATGAG